GCATAGACTGCAGGCATGTCTTTCTCCACCACCCCGAGCATGGTGTTCGCTAGCACCAAGTCTTCTATTTGGATGACCATCGAGTCGCTCGTCGCCGCGTGGATCACCATCGCTAGCTTGTGCATGTGGGTTTGTTTGCGCGAGAAGTAGACCGCGAACCTTTCATCCCGGAGGTGCTCCGGGACTTCCGTTGAGTGCTTTTCGTACCACGCCGTGCCCCACTCAATGGCGGCGGGGGAGAGGGTGTACTCGCCGAAGATGGTGGTGGCGATGTGTTCAAGGTCGGCAACGAGAGCAGCTTGAAGCTGTTCGTCTCCGGGTCGAATGTGAAGCCCAGGATACGCAATGAAACGGTCTTTCTTTTCAGCGTATACAAACAGGCACCTCGACGTGAAACCTCCACCAATAAGGTAGTCGGGAAAGTTGCCTGCGATCCAAGAAGGCGTTGTACCTGCGATGATGTTAATATAAGGGTTCTCAACCGTTTCGTTTCCAACATGTTTGGTTACCTTCTCCATTAAGCCCGTTTTAGAATCCCAAAGGGACACCAGGAAATCGACCAATTCGCGGTTTGAGGGGTCTAGCAGCACCCCCAGTTCGTCCGCTTCGAGGGTTAGCGCGCACTGGGTGTATTGCATGTCGCCGACCGGGAAGCTCTCCGCCGCTTCGGCGAACTTCACCATCAGCGCTTGCCAGGTCATAATCGATGGCCCCCACCCAATCCCCTTCACCTGGCGCAGCAAGTCGGTGGCTATCCGGATCGTTGTGCTTTTGTTCACCACCCCTGGCGGGGCAACGAGGATGATGTATTGGTTGGGATACCATTTGAAGCGCTTCTGGTCTATCCAGACATGGCGACGAAGGGCGCCTGCGACTGCGCCGACTCCCGCGAAGAAGTGCATTCTTCTTGGCGCTTCCGTATAGGCTGCATAGTCGACGTACGCTTGCAACCAGTCGCTGAACTGTCGGGGCACATTTTATTCCTTTTCTGAGAACTGCCCACAGAAATCGTCCAATTTAACTGTCGGAAAAGAGTCTCCACTGTCTACTTTACGTGGCGGATTATACTGACATGTATGCCAGAGCATCTCTAAAGCGTCTCCCGTCCACTTCAATTTTCGCTCTTTTAACCAGCGGCAGTTACTACAAGAAGCTATGGATTTCATTTGCAATCTCCCCAACTCACCTCAGAAGTCTTTACTCCAAAAGGTATTGTTAACGGCTCTTCGTACGGGATTTCGATCTGTGCACAGCGCTTAATTCTCTCAACTGTTTCTGGTAAGTGGCTAGGGTACTGGCCGGCGAGAGAGTCATGGGTTTGCAGCAGGACCTGGGCCTCCGGGACTTCGTGGTAGACACGGAGCCAGATTTTGTTGATGAGGACGGCGACGGTGGACTGGGGTATCCAGGCGATGGCTTCCGGGATAATTGAATCAATACGATCGAAAATGTACCACCGATAGCCGAATCGGTTCTCAATGAATCGTCGTTTATTAACTTGATCGCGAGTTCGCTCGTGCCATCGCTTAATACCAGGATGGGCGCCGAACCAGAGGTTTTGAGCGCGTTCAACCTCTCTAACAGTCCATCCAGTATGGGCAGACATTGTGCGAGGCTGACCGCCGTAGTTTGTTCCATGCACGAATACCTTTGCGAATTCGCGGAGTAGCTTCATGGGGGCACGCCAGGAGGCGTACTTGGGGTGGGTCTCTACTAGCTCAGTTAAGTCTGGGACAGACTTGTTCTGCAACACGTAGGCGTTCATTAGGTGGATGTCTACGCCAAGCCGCAGGGCGGCCTTGAGCATCGGGTCGTCGGCCTCCCAGACTACTACCTGAAGATCAGCACGGTCGAGGTCTCCGTCGAAGAAAGTCCATCCTGGGTCAGGGATAAACATGGATCGGATGTTTGGATAGTGATATGGATCACCGAGCCCGGCAATAGCCCCGCGTGCAGCAGCCTTGCCGATTGACTTAGATTTCTCAGAAGGGATTGTTTGGAGATTGGCTCCTCCACCAAAGGCGTTTTCCGACGAAGAGAGGCGGTAGGTTTTCGGCGCACTTTTGCCACTAGCAGATCCTCCTATGTTATAAGCACAGCGCATCCGGCCGTCGAGGTCGAGCTGCGCTTCCAGGAAATTAGATAGAAATATCCCCATCGTTCGGATATCAGAGATAGCGTTAATGATAGGCTTTAAAAGTGGTTCGCGGGTGGCGATGGTTTGAAGCGCATCATCGTCTAAGGTAGGCTTTCCTCCTTGCTTCCCGCGCTTCAAGATGACTTTGGCCTTGAAATCTTCGTAAAACAGAGTATGCATCTGTTTCGAGGACTTTGGATTAATAGGGTGGCCAAGCACGTCCAAAAGAAACTGCTTGCGACTAGCCACCTGATCCGACACCTCTCGAATAAGCTGGGCTCGGCGGTCAAGATCGATGCGACAGCCTCTCTGCATGGCTTGCAGAACGGGCCAGAACATTTTCTGCTGTTGAGTATGGACATTCAGTAGCCCCATTTTGGTTGCTAGATCGAGTTCAACCCGGCCTACTTCGTCGGTGTAGACGCAGTCGAGGCAGTTGTAGTGCCACCATCGCGTTTCGTCCTCCACCGACTTAGCGTCGATGTTCTTCCCCTCATCTTTCCAGTAGACGTAGTAATTGCTATACATCGATGCCTGGAAGGCAAGGCTCTTCGCCAGGTCAGAGAAAAGGGAGTGCTGAGATATCATGCAGTCTTGAAAGACATTGGGGACAAAGTGCCAGTGTCTCCAAGTGTACTGTGAGTCGTATAGGATGTTTTGCCCCACAACTTGAGCATTTGCGTGGGTCAGGACCTTCATCAATAGCCATGTGATTTCAGCCTCTTCCTTAGACGCCCAATACCCTGTATCACGCTCTACGCAGAGTAGTGGTATACAGATAGCGTCCGTTAGACTCCAAGAAAGCCCCGCGCATGCTATACCGCCCCATCTCGTTTCGAGGTCGAAGGAGAGGCGGAGGACTTCCCCGTGGAGGCGGTCCAACAGTCCTTGTAGTATTGACGTAGCTTGGTCATAGCTAGGTCGTACAACGAAATTCCATTGAGGCTTCGGGTATTCCTCGCCATTGCGGAAGCGAACGGCTCGTCGGAGGTCTTGAACGACGGTGGCACGGTCTTTCCACTGTCGGAGGACGGCGGCGGGGTGGAGGGTGGGGATGACTTTAACGGTATCTTTTTCCACCGCTCCACTGCAATAGAGATTTGAACCTCGCCATTTGGTAATCCCTTCATGGCCTGTAAGAGCCCATAAAGGCGTACCGCCGAGCGCCACGATGATATTAGGTTTGACCATCTCGATTTCGAGGGCGAGACTACTAATACCGTCTCGTATCGGGCTGAGTACATACCGTTCGGCAATTTTGGTGTGCGCATCAGTTATGTCCTTTTTAGACTTTGCAATGAAGGCGTTGATGTCATTATTAGGAGGCCGTATTCTAGCTACATTCGTCACGTAGCATTCGCCACGGGAGATACCGGCCTCGCCGAGCATCCGGTCTAGTTCGTAGCCCGAAGGCCCGACGAAGGGGCGGCCAAGGCGTTCCTCATGCTCACCGGGCGCCTCGCCAACAAGCATCAAACGGGCTGGAATTGGGCCTTCGCCGTGGACTTCCTTCATGAACGTTTTCGGGAGGGCACGTCCAGCACGATATTCCCGTTCTGCCCCAGCGGCTTCGCGATCCGTTGCTGGATCTGCTGGGACTGAAGTTCTTGGATCACCCCGCCGACCGAAGGGGCGAACTTGGCGATGGCTTCACCCAGGGACCCCGCGCGGATGGGGAACTCTATCAACTGGCCATTTAGGTAGGTCTGGCCGTCATAGAGCACCGCCCGCGAAGCATCCATGATGACTTCGCCCTCAGCGGTGATCTGGACCGGGGTTTTCTCCACCACCGTCCCGGCCTTCCCATCGGTGTAGAAGTCACGGCGATAGAGGTTCGCGGGGTCGAGGGGGATTATGTTGATGTTGGGCATTTTTGCTCCGCAAAAAGAGAGGGGCGGTTAAGCCCCTCTGAAGGCGCTAGGGGGGATAGTTCTAGCGCAAGTTAAGCCTTCGCTACCGCTCCGATTTCGTCGAAGATCTCTCCCTCGTACTCCCGGTGGGTAACGACAAAGCGAATGGGGCGCCCTTGCATCGCGCGGATGGAGAAGGGCTGACCAGCCACGTTCATCCCCAGGGCTTCCCGGACCTTGCGCAATCTGCCATTCTTCCCCGTCGACCAATCAATCATCCCGCCCTCATTGGTGTCGAGCATGATACCAAGCTTGAACAGGACTGTCTGGGTGTTGACGAGTTTCGCGATGTCGGGGTAGGCGGACAGGTCGACTTCGACGGGGAAGTCCACGGCGGTCCAAGACTTGCCGTCTTTCTCTCCCGCGCGCCCCTTCGGCTCGCCAAGGATGCCAATCAGCTCAGTACCGGCGGGAACGGGCGGGCGCTTCACCAGCGCTTCGGTGGTGGTGGCGTCGAGGAAGGTTGCTGAATCGAATATAGAAGTCATAGAAGTTTACCTTTTAAGATTTAACAATTGGCGAGAACCGCCCGCCACGGGATTGCCACTTTTCAATAATCGCCTTGAAGGAGGGCACAATCCCTTCGGCGACAGGGAGGTTCCGGGTCTTAAGGTCACAGAGCGCGTTAGCGGTCGACCAATTCCACTTTGTTCCTTCGCGGGAGGCAAGGATTACATCCGAAAACATAGGCGGTATCTTAGGGGGTAAAGCCTTGCCTAAAGAACTGACTGTTACCTTTACCCCGCCCATCACTAGATCGACCTCCCGCTCGATATGAGCGATTAGGACGAAGTGACACTTACACCCGTCGCAGAGCTGACGGAGGGTCTTCTCCACCGTGTCTTGGGCTATGCCCCAATCGGCTTGGGACTTCACGGGCTTCTTGCCCACGACCAAGGCGATAGCAAAGATTCCAATGCCAGTTAAGCCATCAATGACTAACGCTCTATCCGGCCCCCAACTATCCACCGGCCCGAACTTCTCTCCGGTTCGTTGGTCCTCGAAGTTCACGAGGACGCTCAAGAACTTCTCATAAGGGTTGTGCTGTGACCGGGTCATGTCCTGGATTTTATGGAGGGATTCTTGGGACTTGGTGCCTATGTCTTTCACTGCCTGTAGAAGGTCGGCGAACCCGCCACCTTGCAGGCTTAACATGTGATAGTGGAGGTTTGGGGGGACGGGCTTGCCGTGGTCGGTGTAGTAGCCTATCAGGGATTCTATCCCGCTTTCCAGCCCGAGGAAGAAGACTTCCACCCCGGTGTCGACTAGCGTGCCGATAGAATGGGTCTTTCCCGTTCCGGTCGGACCTTCTAGCAATACATTCACACCCGCGAGCAAACTTGGTTCGGTCATTCAACTTTTCCTTTTAGGGTTGCTTTATCTGTTGAGCGCATCAATAGTTCAGTGACCGGTAGCATCGAGCGCTGTCGCCTGGTGATAGGGGGAACTTCGCCGTACCGGCCCTCGCGGGTATAGATG